TCCCTTGAGGGGGATGGTGCAAGGATAATCTCAATGAACCTTCCGTGTTGCTCTTAGGTCCGCGCAAACCTCAGAACATCGTAAGGAAACTACCAAATGGCTAACGCTATCGTATCTCCGTTGGGTCAGGCTAACGGCGCAGGCGCATCGGATGCACTGTTCCTCAAGGTCGCCACTGGCGAAATCATCACGGCATTCTCGCGCACGTCGCAGTTCGTCGACAAGCATCAGGTCCGCACCATTGCCAACGGCAAGTCGGCCTCCTTCTACGCCACGGGCCGCTCGGCCAACGCTGGCTACCACGTTCCCGGCACGGAAGTGCTCGGCGGCACGATCCCGGTCAACGAAGTCGTCATCACCATCGACGACCTGCTCCTCACCTCGACGTTCATCGCGAACATCGAAGAGGCCAAGCTGCACGTTGACGTTCGTGGCGAGTTCACCAAGCAGATGGGCGAAGAACTCGCTCAGGCCTTCGACCGCAACGTCGCCATCAACGGCGTCCTGGCTGCTCGTCAGGCTGCCCGCGTAACCGGCCTCGCTGGCGGCGGCAAGCTGATTGGTGCCACGTACCTCACCGACGCCCAGGCATTCGCTGACGCCCACTTCGACGCCGCTGCCCTCCTGGATGACAAGTTCATTCCGGCTGGCGAACGCTACTCGTACATGAAGCCGGCGCAGTACTACGCCCTCGTCAAGACCACCAAGGTCATCAACAAGGACTGGGGTGGCGAAGGTTCGTACGCCAACGGCACGGTCGCCATGATCGCGGAAATCCTCCCGGTCAAGACGGCTAACCTGCCGAACACCAACCTCACCACGGGCAAGTACCAGGGTGACTTCTCGAAGACCGCTGGTCTGATCACGCACCGCTCTGCGGTCGGTACGGTCAAGCTGATGGATCTCAAGGCCGAGAGCGAATACCAGATCGCCCGTCAGGGTACTCTGTTCGTCGCCAAGTACGCCATGGGCCACGGCCCTGTCCGCGCTGAAGCCGCGATCGAACTCGCAATCGCCTAATCCCACCAAGCCGGGGCTCCTAACGGGGCCTCGGTTTTTTTCGTTCAAGGAACCCTTATGTCTTCACTTGATGGCTTGACGCCACTCACGGAGCTTGAGGCTGTCAACGTAATCCTCGCGACCACTGCATCCAGCCCTATCTCCACGCTGGATGAGAACGAGATTACCGACGCCTCCCTGGCCCGCAATACCCTCCGCGCGACCCTCGTCGAAGTGCAGACGCAAGGGCTGTCGTTCAACACCGAAAGCAACTACACGATCACGCCGGATCAGTCCGGTCAGATCATCCTGCCCCGCAACACCCTGAAGGTGGACACGGACGGCTCCGACGCCACGACCAACGTCGTCCAGCGTGGCACCAAGCTCTACAACAAGGACGACCACACCTACATCTGGACCAAGCCGGTCTCCCTGGAGATCACCCTCGGCTTCCCGTTCGACGAGCTGCCGCCCTACGTCGCCAACTACTGCATGATCCGCGCTGCACGTAAGTACCAGGATCAGTACTTCGGTGACGGACAGGTCCATAGCTTCACCGAGCAGGACGAGCTGGTCGCCCGTGCGTCCCTCATGGATGCCGAGATCGACCTCGCTGACCCGAACATGCTGACCGACAGCCAGTTCATGCAGGGGCTCCTGGCACGTCGCTGATGGCCCGCATCTCTGGTGTCATCTCGAACTTCATCAATGGCGTCTCGCAGCAGGCAATGGCTCTGCGGATGGCGTCTCAGGGTGACCTGCAAATCAATGCACACTCCACGATCGTCGATGGTCTCATCAAGCGTCCCCCGCTGGTCCGTGGTCCTCAGTTCGTCGGTGACTTCACCACCAACCCAATCCACTGCCACCCGATCAACCGGGACGTGACCGAGCGCTACGAGACCATCTGGTCGAAGGCCGGCGTCCGCGTCTTCACGCTCGACGGTGTGGAACGACAGGTGACCTATCCAGGCGGTCTGCAGTACCTGCAATACGTAGGCACCCTCAAGGAACCCCCGTATCGCACGGTCACCATAGGCGACTACACCTACCTAACGAACACCCAGCGCTCCGTGCAGATGGATGCGAACGCTCTTGAGCGGGCCCAGCCTTACGAGGCGATGATCTACGTCATGGCCGGCAATTACGGCAAGACCTACAGGATCTTGATCGACGGTGTGGAATACGCCAACTACTCGACGCCTGACGGTACCTCTGGTGCCCAAAGTCCCGGCGTGGATACGGCCTACATCGCTCGGCGTTTGGCGACCGGAGAAACCAAGGATCTCGGCAACACAGTCAATGGGAACGCGGCGTGGGTCTACAAGGCCACCGACAAGAACCTGACGACCACCACGTCTGGCTTTAGTATCTCGGCTGGTAAGGGTGTCATCTACCTGTCGCGCTCGACGCCGTTCACGGTCACCGTGGAAGATGGCTACAACGGCCACGCCATGAAGGCCATCCAGTACGAGACCCAGGACTTCACCGATCTCCCGGCCTACGGTTATCCCGGCGTGGCTGTGAAGGTGAAGGGCTCGGTCACCACGGCCTATGACGACTACTATGTCCGCTTCACGCCCAACGATAGCTCCTATGGTATCACTGGTGGCAAGTGGGTGGAGTGCGCCAAGCCTGGAAGCCGTCTGGCCTTCGACGCCGAGACGATGCCCCACGCCTTGGTCCGACAGTCCGATGGCACCTTCACCTTTGGTCCTGTGACCTGGGAGCGCCGCCGCTGCGGTGATGAAGTGACCAGCCCGAGCCCGTCGTTCGTCGGCTCCGCGATCAATGAGATCTTCTGGTTCAAGAACCGCCTGGGCTTCCTCTCTGGGGAGAACAGCATCTTGGGCAGGGCAGGGGGTCCGTTCGATTGGTGGAAGACGACCGCGACGACCACCATGGACGACGACCCGATCGACGTGGCCTCCTCGGAGACCGACGTGTCCGTGCTCAGATCAGCGGTGGGTTTCGCAGACCGGTTGATCCTGTTCTCCGACCAGTCGCAGGCAATGCTCGCCGGCAACGACACGCTCACCTACAAGACGGTCAACATCAAGCCCTCGACGGCTTACAGCATGTCGTCCAGGTGCAGGCCCGTGGTCAATGGTGACAACATCTACTTCCCGGTGAAGCGAGGCCAGTTCTCGATGATCCGCGAGTACACCATCGACCCCGCAAGTGACCTTGGTAAAGCCGAGGACATCACTGGCAACGTGCCGCAGTACCTCCGTGGCGACGTGATCAAGATGCGAGCCTCGACCCATGAGGACGTCGTGGTCATCCAGACCGATGAAGGCGGCGGTGGGCTCTACGTCTACAAGTACTTCTATCAGGACCGCAGCAAGGTTCAGTCCTCCTGGTCCCGCTGGGAGTTCACTGGCGTCACCGACATCTTCGACTTCTGGTTCATCGAGAGCAAGCTCTACGTCCTGCTCAGGACAGCCTCGGGTCGCGTGTGGCTGGAGACCGTAGACATCCAGGCCGGCAACGTGGACGACGGCATGACCTTCCTTGTGAACCTCGACCATCGTGTCTTGCTTCCTGGGACAGGACGTACCTACGACGCGCTGACCGATCGGACCACGGTACCAGGGGATCTCACCGGCAACACCTACGTCCTCGTCAGTGGAGCTGGTGGCACGAACATGGGCCCTGGTCTGCTTCTGCATCCGCTGAGCGTCACCACGGTGTCCTTCCAGCTCGTTGGTGACCTGCGTGACCTCCCGATCTACGTCGGTCGTGACTACACCTCCAGGTTCAGGCTCTCGACGATCTACCTTCGAGAGACCGGCCCACAGGGCAACCCGATCGTCAGGACCGAAGGCCGGCTGCAGTTGATCAAGCTGCTCGTCCGCTACGGCAAGACCGCCTACCTCAGGGCAGAGGTCTCGCTGCAGGGCATGGCCCCACGCTCCTACGCGACCAATGGCCGTGTAATGGGCGACCCGATGAACCGTGCCGACAGCATCACGCTGGGCGACGGTGTCCTCTCGGTACCGCTGCTCGGCCAGAACGACAGGATCTCTGTGGAGCTGGTCAACGACAGCTACCTGCCTTCCTCGATCATCTCTGCGGAGTGGATCGCCAACTTCAACGCTAAGACAAAGAGGGTCTAATGCATAACTTTCGTGAGGCTACGGTGGCCGACATGGTCGCCTTGGCCCCACGTCTGCGACCAGAAGACCGCGCTGAGTGCCTAGCGGCATCCGGCGTTGAACCTGAAATCTCCATGCCGGCTGCGGTCGGCCTGGGCCCAACGTGGGTGTGGACCATCAACGATCGACCAGAGTGCGCCTTGGGTGTCATTGCGGTCGACGAGGTCCCCCACTGCGGGGCTGTCTGGATGCTTGCGTCCCCCGAAATCCTCAAGCACGTCCGCTACATGGTCACCCGACTGAAGGACGTGATCAACACCATGCACGACCACTACCCGCTCCTCGGGAACTACGTGGACGTCCGCAACACCACCCACATCTCATTCATCAAACACTGTGGCTTCTCGCTCCTCAGGGTCATCCCAGACCATGGCGTCGAGCGCAGACCATTCATCGAATTTGCGAAGCTAAGGAACCCACATGTGTGATCCCATCTCGCTTGCGTCCTTCGCCGTAGGTGCCGCAAGTCAAGTCTCGAGCTTTATGAGCGCAAGCCAGGAAGCCCAGACACAGAACAAGCTGGCCGAGAACAACCGTATCGAAGCGAACCGAGCCGCCGCTGACCAGTACGCCTCCATCCAGGAGCGCATGCTGCAGGAGCAGGCTGCCTCAGGACGCGAACTTGAGACAGCCAACAAGGATGCCGCCAAGGCCCGCGCGACCGCGTCAGTGACCTCTGGTGAGGCCGGTGTGACCGGTATCTCCGTCGACAGTCTCCTTGCCGACTACAACGCCCAGCAGGGCCAGTTCGAACGCACCAATGCCCAGAACCTCAAGATGACCCAGGACGGCCTGAGGGACCAGTTGAAGAGTGCCAAGGCCAACGCCGAGGGTCGCATCAACTCCGTCCAGAAGGTGGCCAAGCCATCGCTTGCACCATTCGCCATCGGCATCGCCGGTAGCGGTCTCGATGCCTACACCGCCAAGATCAAGAGGAACACAGAGTAATGGCCAACGGTCGCGTAGAAGTTAACCCGAGCCTCCAGCTCAACACCCAGCTCCGTCCCCAGGCCACCGCAGTGGACACCTTCGCCACCCCGGCGCAGGCTCCGATCGACAAGAGCCTCGAACGGTTGTCCCAGGCCCTCGCTGGTTTCAGCACCTCGATCGATAGCTATGGTCAGGTCGCTGCCATCAAGGACAAGGCTGCCACCGACGAAGCCTTCAAGCTCGAAAAGGCCAGGCAGTCCGGTCTCTCTTGGGAGCAACTCCAGGCCGAGCGCAAGGCTGGCACCCTGAAGGCCTATCAGGACCCGATCAAGCAGGCCGGTATCGAAGCAATTCAGGGCATGGTTCGTGGTCGCGATCTCAAGGATGCGATGGAGAACCACCTCAAGACTGAGTACGATCCTGAGAAGGATGGTCCAGTCCGTGACTACGTCCAGAGGATGCAGAAGGAAGCTATCGTTGGGATGACCACCAGTCAGGCCACCCAGGTCCTGTTGCAGTCTGGTAGCGTTTCCGATTGGGGCGAAGGCTTCCTCAACGACAAGAAGAACACCGAGACGATCGAGGCCGCTAAGGCTTCAGCCTACCAGTACATGGACACCCAGGTCGTCGATGGGATCAAGAACAACACCGCTCCTGAAGACATCGCCAAGCAGATCTGGTCCAACTATGCGGCCAAGTCGACCAAGGGCTTCCTCGGTGTCGATTACAAGGACCTCGACAACTCGACCCTGGCCATTGCTCGGAACTACGCCGACAAGAGCCCTGCGGTTGCCCTGGCTCTCCTCACGACCCCGAAGAAGGGCACGGACGGGATCACCGGCTCACTGCTGGACAACCCGCGCCTCCGTGAGCAGGCCGACAACATCATAGCCACAGCCAATCGGACCCTCGATCTGCAGGAGAAGAAGTCGCTGGAGGATGGTGTCGCCCAGGCGGCGCTAGAAGCTCTGACCAACAAGAGCCTCAACAGTGTCCGTGACGTGGCCCTTACGACCACCAGGGGCACCGAGGTCAACGTATCGGCTGAGCAGAGGAAGAAGCTGGGCGTCCAGCTCTACCTCGACAAGGTCTCCCCGCAGCTCCAGAAGGACTTCCATGAGGGGGACGAGGAGCGGCTAGAGCGTGAGTTCGTGACCTTGAACAACGCCGGCCAGGAACATCCCTTCATCAAGGGCGAAGTCAACGGCATCAACGCCCTGGCCACCCCGGCAACCCTGGCTGACCCTGAGGCCCGCGACAAGCTCCTGTCCCGTACCAATCGCGCCATCTGGCTGATGAACGTCGGCAAGAACAGCGGCATCCAGTACATGGACGACGAGAAGGACCGGAAGTTCGCCATGGCCTACTCGACATTCAGGAGGGTCACCCAGCGTGACGGCTCGACGATGTCCGAAGATGAAGCCCTGACGGCTGCCATGGAAACCACCAACCCATCCGTGGGTGGCGTGGGTGGCCTTAGCCGGGACGCGCAGGACCGTATCGACCAGAAGGTCCGTGACGACATCGCAACGAAGCCGGGTTGGCTCTGGGGCCGTCGTGGCACTGCACCTAAGAACTTCTCGGTTCCGCAGCAGATGGTCACCGATCTGGCCACCAAATACATCGTCGGTGGCAACATGGGCGAGGACGAGGCAATCGAGGCTGCGGTCGAGACTGTCGCCAAGTCGGTCCTCACCTACAACGGCGTCGTTCTGACCAAGCCGAAGGGCTTCCAGCTCAACGAGGACTTCGAAGAGGTCGTGGGCTCCCACATCACCGACTGGGTCGCGGCTAACCCCAAGACCATGCGGGATAATGGGCTCAGCGGCGCAGACGATCTAGCCATCAAGGAGGTCAACGACCCCTACGGCAACAACAGTGGCGGCAGGTTCCGCCTTGTCCACGCTGACGATCTCTCGCCGGTAATGGACGACGAAGGCCACATGGTTGTTCTCTCGGTCCAGCAGCTCCGCGAGGAGAAGGCTGCGATCAAGGACAAGAAGAACCGTAAGGCAATCAAAGACACCCAATAACCAACATAGGAGGCCCGTTTGAGGCTCACATCAGATCAAGTTGTTTCCGGCCTCGTTCAGCGCGGCGTCCCCGACCACGTCGCCAAGGGCGTTGCCATG